CGCGCCTGCGCCTCGCCTGGGACGCGGCCCCGCCGAAGCTGACCGAGTTCGATGGCCGCCGCGTCACCTGGAGGCCGTGGCAGCAGCTCAAGGTGTTCACCTGCCCGCCGCCGCCCCCGGAGCCGTGCGAGCACTGCGGCGGCACCGGGACGCCGATGGCGTGCGGCGGTATCGTCCACCCGCGCCCCGGCGACACCGTGCAGGTCGTCAAGGGTCGTCAGGCGCGGCACGTGGCCGCGTGGCCCTACCTGCGCCTGCAGGCCATCCGCTGTCCGCACTGCCGGGCCACCGACGTCTACGACATGGGCGAGGACGGCGAGCAGTGGATCTGCCTCACCCAGCCGGAGGAGCTGATGCTGTGGTGACCGGCCGTGACCCGCAGGTGCAGGCCGCGATGGACGCCGCCGCCCGCGAGCTGGCCCGCCGCCTGGAGCCGTACGTGCCCGACGTGTCCCGCGACCGGCTCGCCGCCGAGTTCATCGAGTGGGAACACGAGCAGGGCCTGCGCTACCTGCCGCCCCCGCCCCAGCCGACCGGCGGCCGCCCCGCGCCGCCCAACGAGGAGTGGAGGCGCGCCCGCGCCGCCCTGGAAGGAGACCGAACCGATGGCTGAGCCCACCGTGCGCGTCACCCGCTACGAGGTGTCCTGCGTCCCGCCCGACGACATCAACGCCCACCACTTCACGCTCACCGTCGAGCACCGTGGCCACGACCGGTGGGCGGTCATGAACGGCCCGTTCTGCCTCGGCGTCGACGGCGACTTCGGCCACGAGCCCATCCCCTCCGAGCGCAGCGACGAGTGGAAGCGCACCCACCGTTTCGACCTTGACACCGCGCTGCGGCTAGCCAAGGAGCATGCGCCGAAGATGACCGTGAACGGCTACACCGTGGCCGACGTGCTGGCGAGGGCCGACCGATGAGCCTGCCGCCGTTCTCCGGCGACAACCCCGAACCGATCACCCGGCCGGTCCGGGCCGTCCCACCGAACGACGCCTATCGAGAAGCCCGAGCCCGACTGGAAGGAACCCGATGACCCCCGAAGAGATCGAAGCCGCGTACGAGAAGCGCCGCGACAACGCCCGCGACGTCGCCGTCCACTGGCTCGGCGACGCCATCGACTTCGCAGACGAAGTGCTGGAGGTCGCCCCGTTCGCGCAGACCAGCAGGATCCCCGCAGAGGCGGTCGACCTGGTCCGCCAGGCCCGCGCCCACCTGCAGCAGGCCCGCGCCCTCATCCAGCAGGCGGCCAAGGAGGCCGAGTGACCGCGCGGCCCGGACCAGTCGTCCTACCCCTGGCCATCGCAGGCGCCGCCCTGGAAGGAGACCACGATGCCTGAGCCCACCGTCCGCATGACCGCGACGTGGCGGTCCAGCATCAAGCGAATCGAGGTGACGGGGTGAGCCTGCCCTGTCCCGTCGCCACCTGCCACCGGGACATGCCCGGCACCGCCACCATCTGCGGGGCGTGCAGCGCGGAACTGGGGCGCGCACTGCAGTCCGTCGCATGGCTGGCCGAGCAGCTCGACGTGACGCTGTCTCGGCAGACGTCCAAGACCGGCGGCGGCCGATCCGCCGAGACGCCGCTCCCGTTCGACCCGCGCGCCAGCGAAGCCGCGTACGTGCTGCGCTCCACCCTCGCCGCCTGGACGCGGGTCCTCGCCGAGCAGACCGGCGACCCGCGGCCGGAGGACTCCTGCGAAAGCATGGCCGCGTGGCTCTCAGAGCGTCTCTCGTGGCTCGTGAGACACCCGGAGGCCACAGAGGCGCACGGGGAGATCCTGGCCGCCGTACGGGACGCTCAGCGCACCGTCGACAGGCCCGCCGAACGCGCCTTCGCCGGGTGGTGCGACTGCGGCGCCGCCCTGTACGCCCGCCCCGGCGCCCCCTTGGTCAAGTGCCGCCACTGCGACGCCGACCCGTACCAGGTGGCCACGCTGCGCGAGCAGATGCTCCAGCAGGCCGAAGACGTGCTCGCCACCGCCACCGAGATCGCCCGCGCCGCCACCCGCCTCGGCCACCCCGTCACCCCCGCCGCCATACGCGGGTACGCCCACCGCGGGCGGATCATCCCGCACGGCGAAGACGGGCACGGCCGCCCCATGTACCGGGTCGGCGACATCCTGGAACTGCTCGCTCAACAGGCCCAGCGAGATGGGAGATTGACGCGCTCCCCGGCCTGAAGGCCGGGGGCGCCCTGCGAAAAGCCTGGGTGGCGGCCTGCGTGACAACCACCTGCGCGAACGGTAACCTGTGATCGACTAGAGCTTCTGTCGAAACGGCCCTGCCGCAAGGCGGGGCCTTTCGCATACCCGCAGACCAGCAGACCAGGCAGGAACACGGCTATCCGCCAAGCGTCCCCGATCCCTTCGCATGGTGAGCACCACGGCCCGCAACCCCTGCCTGGTCTGCGCCAAGCCCCGTACCAAAGGTGGTGAGCATGCCCACGCCCGGCAGCACCACCGCCCGCGGCTACGGCTACCAGCACCAGCGGGCGCGCGTCCGCGCACTCGCCGCACTGGTTCCCGGCACCCCATGCCCCCGATGCGGCCAGCCCATGTATCGGGATCAGCCCCTGGACCTGGACCACACCGACGACCGCACGGGATACCGGGGACTCGCACACCGCTCGTGCAACCGCCGGGCGGGTGCTCTCAAGAGCAATCGGCGTCGCCCTCGGCGCGTGTTCGTCAGTCGCTGGTGACGTTTGCGCAGGTCACGCGGTTGTGATGGTCCCGCGGCCCGAGTTTTTTTGACACGCTCCGTGATGACCCCAGCCGCCAGAGTCATTTTTTCTCTCCGCTGAGGATCGGCAAAGCGCTGGGGGTGGCCGGTGATGGTCCGTGATTGCGTCATGTGCGGCCGCCCGTTCCAGGCGCGACGGTCGACCGCGCGGTACTGCAGCTCGACGTGCCGGGCGCGCAGAGCGCAGGGCCGCTCGCCGCGGCCCGTCGACACGCCGGCGCCGACGGCGGGCGCTCCGCTCGTCGTGCAGGTGCGGCGTGCCCTCGAGGCGGCGGGCCGGCTCGACACGTACCTCGGGCAGCAGGCGCTCACGCTGGCCGAGCGGCTGGCCGGGCAGAACGGCGACAGCGGGGCGGCTGTTGCGGCGATGAGCCGCGAGTTGCGGTCGGTGATGCGCGAGGTGCTCGAGGGCGCGGCGCAGGCCACCGACCTTGTCGACGAACTCGAGGAACGGCGGCGCAGGAAGACCGCCAATGCCTGATCTGGTCGAGCCCGCGCACTGTTGGGTGCCGGCGCGGGTCGGCACGTACGGCGACGAGGCGGCCGACCTGGCCGAGATGGCCGGGCGCAAGCTGGACGCCGAGCAGCGCTTGGCCGTGGACGCGATCATGTCGTACGGGCCGGGCGGCCGCTGGTGTGCGCTCGAGGCCGCGGTGATCATGGCCCGGCAGAATGGGAAAACGTCCGGCGTGCTGCTGCCGGTGGTCCTGGCCGACCTGTTCCTGTTCGGCGCCGACCGGATCGTTTGGACGGCGCACCTGTTCCGCACCGCGCGGGACGCGTTCGCCGACGTGGTGTCGCTGATCGACGGCTGCGCGTACCTGTCGCGCCGCGTCAAGAAGGTCACGTACGCCAACGGCGAGGAAGCGGTCGAGCTGACGAGCGGCGCGCGCCTGGAGTTCCTCGCCAGAAGCAAGGGTGGCGGCCGTGGCCTGGGCGGCAAACGGCTGGTGATGGATGAGGCGCTGTTCCTGTCGTCTGAGGCGATGGGTGCGCTCATCCCGACCCTGTCGGCGCGTGAGGACCCGCAGATCCTGTACGGCTCATCGGCCGGGCTCGGCACGAGCGACCATCTGCGGGCGTTGCGGGATCGCGGCCGGCGCGGCGGCGACCCGTCCTTGGTGTGGGTCGAGTGGTGCGCGCCGGGCGGTTGGGACGACCCGCCGTGCGAACGGGGCCGGGATTGCACGCACGCGGTCGGTGAGCCGGGGTGTGCGTTGGATGACGAGTCGCTGTGGCTGCGCGCGAACCCGGCGTTGGGGCGGCGCATCACCGTCGACTTCGTTCGGGCGGAGCGGCGCGCGATGCCGCCGGCCGAGTTCGGCCGGGAACGGCTCGGCTGGTATGACGTGCCCGAGCAGGATGACCGGCCGATCGACCTTGACGCGTGGAACGCGTGCCGCCTGGACCTGCCGGACCGGCCGGACGGCGTGCCGTGCTTCTTCATCGACTGCTCGCCCGGCCTGGCGTCGGCGAGCATCAGCGCCGCGGTGATGCACGAGGGGCGCCCGCATATCGAGCTTGCCGACTACCGGGCCGGTGTTTCGTGGCTCGAAGGCGCGGGCGGCCGCGTGGCGGAGTTGGCGGCCCGGTACCCGGGGGCGCGGTTCGCGGTGTTTCGGGCGGGCGCGGTGTCGGCGCTGCTGCCGGGGTTCGCCGAGATCGGCGTCGATGTCGAGCTGTTCACGGCGCAGGACATGGGCCGCGCCTGTGCGCACTTTCAAAAAGTGGTCCTCAGCCGAGGCGTGACGCACGACGGGGCCGAGCCGTACGCGGCGGCGCTCGCCGGCGCGGTGCGCCGGGACATGGGCGACGACCTGTGGACGTGGTCACGGCGCCGGTCATCGGACATTTCCCCGATTGTGTCGGCGACGGGGGCGGCCTGGCTGCTGGAAACACAGCCTGTGTGCGACGTCATGGAGTGTGTGTGGTGAAGTGGCCGTGGCGGCGCCGGCGCGCCGAACAGCAGCGCGCGATCACCTATCAAGACCTATGGGGGGCCGGAGCGGACACGCTTGCCCTGTCGACGGTGAGCGTTGATCGCGCGTTGACGCTGGTCCCGGTGTTCGCGGCGACCCGGTTGTTGGCCGATTCGGTGGCGTCGCTGCCGTTGCACACGTACCGGCAGGTCGACGACGTGCAGGTTCGCGTGCCCGACCCGCCGCTGCTGCGGCAGCCGTCGCAGTACGGGACGCTGTGCGACTGGGTTCACCGCGCGGTGACCTCGCTCGCGCTGCGCGGCAACGCCTACGGGCTGATCACGTCGTTGGAATCCAACGGCGCACCGGCGCGGGTGGAGTGGCTTCACCCGGATGAGGTGCAGCTCGTCGAGGATCGCACGGACGCGCCGCCGCAGTGGCTGTGGCAGGGGCGGCCGGTCGACGCGTCGATGCTGGTGCACATCCCCGGGTACACGCTGCCGGGCAAGGTGCTCGGGCTGTCGCCGATCCAGGCGTACCGGCTCACCATCGAGACCGGCCTGTACGCGCAGCAGTTCGGGCGGGACTGGTTCGCGAACGGGTCGACGCCGGCGGCGGTTTTGACGACGGCCGCTCGGGTGGATCAGCCGGACGCGGCGGCGCTGAAGGCGCGTTTTAAGGCGGCGGCGCAGAACAGGGAACCGGTAGTGCTCGGCGGCGGGCTCGAATACAAGCCGATCTCGGTGCCGGCCGAGGAATCGCAGTTCCTCGCGACGTTGAAACTCAACGCCGCGCAGGTCGCCAGCATCTACGGGATTCCACCGGAGATGATCGGCGGTGAATCCGGCAACAGCCTGACCTATGCCAACACCGAGCAACAGGCGATCAATTTCTTGACGCACACGCTGCGTCCGTGGCTGGTGCGCCTGGAAACGGCGATTTCGCGGCTGCTGCCCCGGCCGCGGTTCGTGCGGTTCAATGCTGACGCGTTCGTCCGCGCCGACCTGAAGACCCGGTATGAGGCGCACCACCTGGCGTTGCAGGACGGGTGGCTGTCCCGGGATGAGGTGCGTGAACTGGAGAATCGACCGCCGCTGCCGGACGGGCAGGGGCAGGTGTACGGGCCCGCGCAGCCTGCGCAACCGGAGCGGGCGCCAGCGGAGGGGACCGAATGAACAGGGAAACGGAGCGTCGGTATACGCGCGGGCTGGTGGAGGTGCGCGCCGACAGCGGTAGGCGCACCATCGGCGGGTACGCCGCAAAATTCAACCGCCTGTCGCAGAATCTCGGCGGGTTCGTCGAGCGGATCGATCCGGCCTTTTTCAACAAAAGCGCGGGCGACGGGTGGCCGGGCGTCCTGGCCCGCTACAACCACGATGACAATATGCTGCTCGGCACGACCGCGGCGGGCACGCTGCGGTTGCGGCTCGATGAAACCGGCCTCGACTACACGG